GATTTTCTGGCTGGCCGTTAGCGAGCCTTCCGCGTTCTTGTACTCAATGAGGCGCAGCACGCCGTTGGGGAGGTAGACGCGCAGATCTGGATCGCCGGCCGCAATGCCTGTCGCCTGGGCCTTCACCGCGGCGCGTTTGCTGCGGTAGTCGCCGTTCATGTCGCCGGCAATCGTGAAGGATGGGCGGTTGCTATTCGCCGCTACCCGTTCGGCAGTGGCGGCGTATTCCGGCATGGCCTTGAGGGCGCGGACTGCCGAAGCTTGCAGCAACCACTCCTCGACTGGTGCGGCTTTGACGGTTACCTTTGTGCCGCTTGCCGTGGTGGTGGTCACGATGCGGACCTTGGTGCCGTTCATGCGGGTGGTTTGAACTTGGCGGGCCATGGTGTCTCCTTCGTGGTGGGGTGGGTGGTGAGGCAATTCCAAATTCCAGTATCTATTATTCATTCCTCTTAGGTATGGATTCTATATGGAAATAGAGATAGAGTTAGAATTTTAGAATTGATGGTATTAAGTGTATGTATATAAAAGATAATGTCGTTCCGATTGTTCTTGGAATTTCCCGGTTTTGTTGGAATTAAGCTCTTCCTTGAGTGGGTGAAATTCCAAAACCGCCGGTCAGTGCGGAAAATCGCTGGAATTCAGTTTTTGGCCGGGGATCACCATATTTCCCTTACCAGTCCTGACTACGTCGATGTACCCATCCATAGTTATCTCCTCCATCTTTAGATTGAATGACCTATCGTCCAATGTTCCCAATCCCTTTTTTCGCCTTAGCCGAGAAACCGGCAAACTCCCCTTTTTTATTGCTTCTATTATAGCTTTCCTGGCGGGATCGTCTGATGCGCTTATTCGCATCCCGGCGCGCGTTTTTTCGCCATCTACGATCGGTCCAAAATATTCTACTAATGCCTCATCCATCACATCTGAAGGCTTAAGACCGTAGCGAGTGCACATGTGGCGCACATAACGCGTCGCCTTGGACGAAAGAGCCATTTCTCCACCGCGAGGCATGTCGACAAAACCATAATCACTGGCCGCGAATTCTAGAACTGCTTCGCTGATCGACAAAATGGCCTCCTCCGTGGAGCATGAAAACCACTCGCCCTCCAGTCGCTTGCCCGACAAAATCTTATGCGCAATCTTTTCTATTTTGTAAGCGACCCTGCTATTTTTGCACTTTAGGCGGTATCCAACATTGAGCTTCTTTGGGCTGGCCGTCTGTAGGCCAGAGATTCGATCATTAATGTCTCCCGCGACGCCGATCTTGCAGGAATCGCCATCGCTTATGACGTAAATGTGCATTTTGTTCTCCTAAATTGGCCAGTCGGCGGGGCGATAGCCCTCGTCGTACGCGACCATCAACATGGCCACGTGAGTCGGTATGGCGCGCGGGTTGGTGTCGCGCTCGTAGGTGCTGACGGTCAGCGCAGTCTCATATTGCAGTACGCGCGCAAGCTGGGCCTGCGTGAGGCCCAGCCGTTGACGTATGGCGCGGAATTCTTGGTTGGTCATATTGCCGTGTGGCCGCAGTTAGGCAGCCACCTCCTCCTCAGCCTTCCATTCGTTGAAAACTTCGAGGATTGCGTCGCAACGCTTGCGGTCACGAGCGTTCGTCTCGTATTTGCTGACAGCAGCCGGAACCATGTAGTCAAAGTTGATGAGAGCGGCGGCGACTTCCGCGCCAGTCTTAGGATCGGCCTTGATAAGGCGAAGCGCCCAAGTGTGTGCTTGGTACTTGTCATAGGAGAACCATGCGTTAAGCGGAAACACCTTGCGAGCAAGCGTCGTATTGCGCACGCTCTTGACGCTGGCAAATACTTCATAGTTGCTCGGTTCGTTGGTCTTCTTCAGGCTGGTCATTTCAGTCTCCTCTGTGGTGCTGCGTTGGTGATTATTTATATAGGCCAATTAGACTAGTAAGTCAATACGCCTACAAAAGAAAAAGGGGCCGAAGCCCCTCTTTTTTGCCACAGCCGCCGCCTAAGCTGCCTCCTCATCTTCTGGCTTAAGCCGGACCCTTACGCCCTTGCCCTCAACGGAGGGCGTGTAGATGTGCCCCGCCACGGTGAGGCGCTCTAGCGCTTGCTTCACCATGCGATCGTCTGCCTTGGATACGCCCTTGGCGGCTACCAGCTTAGACTGCGGCAGGCTACCATCCTTGGTTCGACGTAGCGCAGATAGAATAGCCTTGCAGAGCTCCTCGAACTGGCTGCCTGCCATATACTCCCTCGCTCCAGCATCTAGCGAATCAATAGATCGCTGCACGACGGCGTATGCCCATTCGATGTCGTCGACCGTGACGCGCGGGTCGCCTGGGTTGTTGCTTAGCGCCCTCACAGTTGCGATCTTGACGACATGCTCGGCCGTTCGCCCTATGAGACCATCATGCGCACCGTGTTCCTCGATTTGTTCATATTGCCAGTCCTCGATCGATAGCCACTTTCTTTCCGCTACCTCATCAGCCCACGGCACGGTGTATAGGTGAGGCCGCATACTCGCGTTACACCAATTGGCCTTTGCAATATCGGGAACAGGCAAAGCTGCGCGGGCGGCCTTCAACATTTTGATCAGCGAGGCAGGCGTCACCATCAGTGGAGGTGCATCGTGGCGTTCCGGCCTCACCTTCGCCTCCACCACCACAAGGCGCGCCACGAAGCCGTCGCTGAGGGTTTCCTCCGTGAGGCCGCGGTAGAACGTGGTCGGCGTCGACATGCCATATAGAGATATGGTCGGCGCGAAGATCGGATCCGAACTGCTATCTTTCAGCGGGTCGGCGTGCTCCTTTCCTGACCAGACGCTGGTAGACTTGGAGAACACTTCCAGCAGCACCTTTCTGATCGTCTTTGCCCACGACGACGATCCAGCTCCCGTTACAGACTGTAGGACGACGCCCATCTCATCCCACGGCATGACAAACACCGGGCGGCGCCTGGCAACCTTTTCAATCGCGCTGCCGCTAGTCACTTCGCCGGGTCCGATCAGGGATTGCATGCCGGTATCGAGGGCGAGCGTGTGCATCGTCTTGTGTGCGTGTTCCTTACCAAAGCCAGGACCGGCGATGCCGACGAGATACAAGTTTACGCCAGCACCAGTCGGCCCGACAACCTGCCGGCCGAACATGGTGGCGACATACGACAACCCAGACAAGACGGAGAACTCCGCCACAGGACGTCGGGCTGATTCCAGCGACCATTGCGCGATTGCACCGATGAGGCCGCCCGCAGCCTGCGGCGTGAACGGATCGAACCTGCCCCGCGGCGCGCGGATCGGTGGCGTCTCTTCAAGGGGCTTCTGATCAACCACGGCCGGAACCGGAACTGAAGCACGCGCCCGTGATTTTTCCGCGATCCGCATTGCCGACGCGGCGCCGCGTTTTACCCACTCCTCTTCGTCTGGCTTGTAACCTGTTTGCCGCGTCAGCCAATCGTATGCGGGTTCAAACATGTTCGTCTGCATAGCCGCCATCACTAGATCGATCGCCGTGTGCGACGAGCCTCCGCCCCAATCGTTAATTCCGTCTGGGTGAATGCCGACATTGTGATTCTCAACGCCACGCCAGAAAGCGCGTGCTCGGTATCCGTCTCGCGTCCGCTTCAAATCATCTGGCGAAAAAAGTGCAGGCACCCATGAATCAAGATTGGCCATCGCGAAGTTGTTGACTTCGCGCCAGATCGTTTCGCCGAATATTTCCTCACCGTTTCGAACTAGCGGTCGGAACTCCCGCAGTTCTCCGAACGGTCGAAGCGCTTCCTCGAGCCGGATAGCGATATCATCTGGCAGCTCTGGTAGCTTATCAATCGGGGTGTCCATCAGCGTATCGTCGGTAATCCACTCATAAGCTGCCAGCGTGTCTGGGTGGATCGTCGGAGGCAAAACGGTCTGCCTGCCGTGAGCAAGGAGATCGATTATTCGGCTTTCGAAACCACCGGCGAGGATGAGGCTGAACGGGCGGCTAACGATGTTCTCCGAGCCACGATAGAACGCGCTGTATCCCTTCTGCCCCTTCTTTTTAACAAGAGGGACCGGAATCACGGCCTCGATCGCCGCACGGATCTCCATATCATCGGTATCGACATCGATAACCTTGAGATGGTTGTCTATCGCTACGCAAACGCCAGCATCCGGCCAACGCGACCAAATACTGGTTTCAATCTCAGTTGGAAGGCGATCACAGAACCGCGACCAATCCATATCGCCGTACCATTTGCCGTGCGACATGGAGCCTGGCCGCTTGCTTCCCGGCAGGACTGGGATAGCGTGATAACCCATGTCAACCAGGTCTGCGCCGACGCGAGCGTATGGGCTGTCGATCTTCTGCTTGCTGTTGATAAGCATTATGCTGCTTTCCTCTCTGCGGCCTTGTTGTCGTTGGCGTGAGATAGTTTGTGGCCCGCGGGTGATACTGCGCGTAACCGAGCGTGAACGGCGTGGTATTCCTGCCAAGCGCGGCGAAGGTCGACGTCAACGATGCAGTAGGTAACGCCTCCATCATGCGAGATCGCATCGACGTCATCACCCTTAAACCCATGGCCAGACAGAAAGTCTGCCATCATCTTCGCGAATGTATTAGGCGGCGCGTGGTCAATCTCGGCTGAGGCGTTATCGATGACGCCGCCTGTTATGGCGCAAGACGATGTGCCGCTGGCAAATGTCTCCCTCCTGAATGCATCAATCTGCAGGAAAATCTCATTGCGAAAGGCGCGCTTTGCCTTCTGCTTTTTCGATGGCCGGCCATTCAGGCAGATAAGGTAAGAGAAGTCGTCGACGGAACCGTCGGTGCGGAGGATGTAGAAACCCCTGCTGTAATAAGGCGGGACAAGGTCAACCTTGAACGCCAAAACCCCGGCGCCGATTTTCTCATCGGCTGCCGGGTGCTCTTGGAGGAGCGATAGAAGGTCTTCATGGTGTTCCGCTAGGCGTTCGCCGATTTTAGCGGTGTTCAGGATGTTGGAGAAATAAGCCTTTCTGGCTTTCTTGGTTGGCTTTTTGTCTGCTTGGCTAGTCATGCCGCTTTAGTCTCCTCATTGTCACCGAGCGGTGAATTGTCGTTGGCGGGTGTGGTGGCAACCGCGAAAGGAGCGCTAACCGCAGCCAACGCCCGCTCAACCCTCATGATGGCTCGACCGATGGCTTCTGGGATCTGCGGGCAGACTGCGTCGCCGAACGCCTCGACGATGAGGCTAGCTGCAACTGTCCCGCGTGGACCGCCGACTGCAATGCGCGACTGAGCCACCCACTGGGATAACCCATCATCCACCCGTAGGTGATGGGCAAGGCCGCGGTTCCAGTCAGCCCATGGCTCTGCAATAGGTGTGCCAGTGCCCTCGCTCCCGCCCATTTCTCCGATGCCCTGCCCGTCATGGCTCCGTCCATCACTGCATCCATCGTCGGACTGTGGCGCTTGTCGTAGGCTGGACTCCACGAATCCATCCTCTTGTCGCGCTTCGTTGGTGTTGGCAGGGTTTCCAATTGGCGAGTTCCCATCGCCATTGTCGTTACTAGCGATACTCCGGTAGTTTTCTCGCTCGTCGCTTTGGTTATCTCCGGACCATGATTCGCATCCGATGCTCTCGGAGTTGGCATCATTGCCTTGCGCGGTGTTGCCAGCATCACATTCCACGGCCGGCACGATTCCCATTTCTGCATGCTGTCTGCTGCGAAATTGGCTTTCGTCGTTGGCGTGTGAAACATTGAATCCAATAAGCCAGCTTCGCTTGCGTTCGTGGTTGGCTCCGATGTTTCCAGCACTGACCACAAACGGCCAGCAGGTGTAGCCGATGCCTTCCAGCGCATCGATGACCCTGTCTGCTCCTCTAGTTCTGAGATTAGCGCTATTCTCAAGAGCGAACCAACGAGGTCTGCATTCGTCAATGAGCCTGACTGCTTCGAAGTATAGTCCGCTGCGTTCCCCGTCGACGCCCTTTCCTTTTGTGTTGGCGCTGCTGATGTCTTGGCACGGCGGGCTGCCGACGACGATGTCTGGAAGTCCAATACCGTCCCGAACAAGTCTGTCTGCTGTGAGTGTGGTGACGTCGTCATAAACAGGAACTCCCGGGTTGTTTTCGGAATAGAGTGCTCGGCGCCGGTGGATTACTTCGCATGCGGCAATGGTGCGGTAGCCGGCGCGGTGCATGCCGAGCGACCAGCCGCCGGCCGCTGCGCTGAACAGGTCTAGGACGCGGATCAAAACGGCGCCTCCCGAAGAGCTTCACGAATCCCCTCAGCACATCCGCGCCATGCTGCTTTAACCAGCATTAGCTGCATGAGCTCGTCATAGTGTGCTAGCTCGGTCACGCCACCATTGGCGGCGATCCACTCGCCGACGGCCTCGACGCCCTTCTCGAGCGCCTTCACTTCGTACAAGCTAATTCTGTCCAACTTCGTGAGGTCTCCTGTTGCGACGATACATGGCTTGCAGAGGTAGCCTGGATCAGGCGGCCGCGACTTGTCGCCCGGCGTACTGCGGCCAAGACCAATCGCGTACATCCCACATGCCTTACAGGCTGTGGGGTTTCCATGGGTGTCCTGGCTCGGCGTAAATGGCAGTATCGAGCGGCCGGTTGGGAGTTTGGTCATGCTGCACCTGCTTGCGAGGGGGCGAAGAGGTCACCAATAGGTGAATTGTCGTTGGCGGGGTTCGACCGAGCGGCGGGCTGTGCTTGCGCGACAGCGGGCCGCTGTAGTTCGTCGACAGCCCATTGAATGCGCGCCTGCGCGATCGGCATGTATTCGTCCTCACGCTCGCAGCCGATGAACTGAAAGCCCTCCAAGACGGCTGCTTTGCCGGTGCTGCCGCTGCCCATGAACGGATCCAAGATGATGCCGCCGGGAGGTGTGATGAGACGGCAGAGCCATTGCATGAGGCTGGTTGGCTTTACGGTCGGGTGGGTGTTGGCGCGAAGAGAACGGTAGACGCCGTCTTCTGCCTGCGCCTCTGTGCGCATCTTGGTGTCAGTGTTCAGACCATCGCCATAGGTGCTGTTTGGCGGCTTCTTCGGAAGATGGTCCAACCCAGCATCCCGATCAGCACGGCTGGCCTTGGCGCAATAGAAGAAGCGGGCTGCGGAACCGCCGTTGTCGTCAATGCCACGAATGTTGTTCGTGCCTTCCTTCGGCCTTGCCGTCTCTGGACTTGCGACATCGTGCCGTTGCTGAATGCCGCGCAATCCAGCCTTGCTTGGCGCTGTTGATGGAAACGCCGCCAGCACCTCGTCGCTGCCGTCGTGGGCGATGTTGGCGGGCCAGCGGCCTCCGTCTTTTTGTTCGTAAACCCCCGGCACATTAGCTGCGCCGAACACGCCCGCGCCAGAAGAACCGAGCGAAACATTGCGCGTTGCCTTGATATCCTCTTCGGTGGCAACCCTGCACCCATCCACATTGATCGCACCCACGCCCCACTCGACGAGGTTCTCGGCAATCGTGCCGTCAAGAGGCTTGCGCGCCATGCAGATCGGTTCCCACGCCGGCTTCAGCGCAGAACCCCATCCTTCCCAGTCGCCATGCTGATTATGGGACTTCGGAAAGCCACTTCCAAAAGCCCAGCCGATTTGGTCCCTGATCTCAAAGCCCGCGTCTTCGATAGCGACGGCCATACGGTGGTATGTGCGCGTGCCACCGAACGCCACGACATGCCCGCCGGGCTTCAGAACGCGCAACACTTCGGCCCAGAACTCGTCGCTGAACGCGACTTCGCCAGTGTCCCACTGCTTGCCCATAAAGCCCGCGGCGCCACGGCCATAAACGTCTTTAGCCGGGGCAGAACCCGGCTTGCCGAACCGCTTCTGGATCGAAACCAGAGCATACGGCGGATCGCAGACGACGGAATGAATGGAATTGTCGGCAAGGCTGCGCAGAACGTCTCTGCAGTCGGCATGAAATAGGCGGGCGTTGCCCACCGTAACTGTCGGTTCCAATTGTGTCTCCTCATTGTGGTGTCCCGCGCGTTGGTGGCGCGCGGGTGGTGTAACTAAACGGTGCGCCGACTGCGCGCTAGGGCGCGGCAGTGGGGCTGAAGAGCGATGGCGCGTCTGTGTAAGGACGCTTGCCATCGATGTACGGCTTGATGGACTTCCACATCTGATTGTACTGTCGGTTTAGTCGCCGCTCTTCTGTCTTGGTGTCCGCCTCGTAGGACATCATGCGGCACGTCTCCATCATGCGAAGCGTGCGGTTTACGTCGTCGCGGGTCACGATTTCACCATCCGCAGCATCAACGCTTTGATGTCGTCTATCGTGCTGGCTGCGTTGATATCGACAATCAGATCTTCCCGCGCCACTATGCGGGTTGCTTCGTACATGCCAATGCCGAGATCGTCGCGAAGTCTCCTAATTCTGCCAACCCTCTCGCCGCCTTGTTGCTCGGCAACAATCGGGCGGCTTGTCTCGCGCGCCCACTGCATATCAAGGTCTTCTGCGCCTTGTCCCATTATGCAGCCCTCACCGTCAAAGTCTCGCCCGCCTCGCCCATGCGCGCACCTGGCACTGGTCCAGCGGCAAGAGCAGCCTTGATAGCCGCCTTATCTGGCGACAGCGTCACCTTGACCAAGCTCGCCGGAAGCAACGCCTCGTCGGTGATTTCTACCGCCGCAGCCTTCTTGCCAATGCTCACCGTTGCCTCGGCAAGTGGCACCTTCTGCAGGCCGCCTGCTTTCATGATGCGGAACATCAGACTGCGCATAGCGTCCTTCGTCTTCTCGTGCCGTTGCTTGCGCGCCTGTAGTGCGCTGATGCGGCCAGCCGTAGCGGACGCCATGGAGTCGGCCTCGCGCTCTTTGTCGATGAGGCGCGCGAGGATTTCGTAGGCGTTCGTTTCGCCCTCGATGGTGTCGGCTCGCAATTCGGCGTCGTCTTGGAGCTCGGGGAAAGCTGCGAGCATGTCAGCGAAGGCGGCTTCAAGGTCCGCAACGTCGATGGCGAGAAAGCGGTTGTCGTTGGCTGGTTTGGTCATGCTGCGGCCCGTTCTGCGTCAGCCAGCTTTTTCCTAGCCACAAGTAAATCCCACTCTTCCTCAAGGATTGGGCGCGCACCGTCGAACTGAGGTTTGTAGTTCTTGCATTCGTCTCCGACCGCGTAGCCATCGGCTTCGTACCTTGCAACCTTTGCTGCGATGTTTGGAATATACAGCGCAAACGGGCCGGTACTGGATAGGTAAAGAAAGCCGACGCCAGACTCGAAGCCATATCCTTCAATAGCCGATGATCCGTGACCACCTTCATAGGTGTATGAAATAGAAGTCGGCACTCCAAGAGCCTTCGCGAGATCAAACCCTCTGCGGTCGTATCCTGTCTGGTTTGCCAACTTAGCGGCCCACTCAGTCTTTGCCTTTGGGAAGGAGGCGCCGCGCTTGTTCGGCTTCTTGAAGTCAGGATGTACCGCGCCGGGAAACTCGACCCCAACAACGGTGCCGTCGATTGATGACTGGACGTACTTCTGCACGCCAAGCGGCTCTATCAAAGCAGCGTTGCGTTTCAGCGTTTCAGTACGCGCCGCCACGTGCTTGTGCGCGAGCTCAAGCGTGGTGCCGCCTTCAACCAGAAAATACAGGTGTCTTCTCTCACTCATCATCGTCTCCTCAATGTGGTGTGGTGTATTGGTATCGCCAATGTCGCGTAAACTTACAAATTTGTCAAGCGCGCAACGCTGCAAACCTAAAATGGAATCGAGTCGTCCAACTCCCAATCCTCAGCATAGCCGCGGCGGTTGTCGTTTGCTGGCTCCGGCAGATTGTCGTTGGCTGGGCCAACGCGGTGAGCCATGACGTCTGGGTATTTCGGATTGCGGGCGTAATCGAGTTGCACCTCAGCCGTAGAAAGGAGCTCATGCTGGCGCTCGAGCCATTCCATCACGGTCTTTGGAAAAGGTCGCTGTCCACCGTGGGAAGTCCACCACCTCTGAGCCTTGGCTTTCGGGAAGCCCTCGTGCTCGACGCAATGCCACTCGTTCACTGCCTTCATCCCGATCATGTAGGTAGTTTTGATTGAGTCGGGCTTCTGCTTACCGTCTCGATCTGTCTTGCCAGGATGATGGCGGAAAGTTCGACTGCTTACCTGATACCAAGGCTTTTCCGTTGAGATAACGGGTGCATCTGCTGCACTGGCGGTAAGTTTCTCCTCCTCGTTCGGCGGGAAGATGTACCCGCACTTCGGGCACTCCATCACCGAGATAAGAAGGATTTCTTCGCAACCGAATTTGCCGTTGATATCAGCCTTGTCGTGCGGGCAAATCTTCTGTGGCGGGGTTCCGTCGCCTGTGCCTGCCCCCCTCGGCCGGATGAGATCGATCGGCCCAAAGCGGCTCAGGTTGTTGCCATGATCAAGGACAAGGCCGTCTGTCTTGCCTTCAAACAAGCGGGTGACGCGCCCAATAATCTGAACGATAAGGCCAGCGCTCTTGGTGCTGCGGTAAATCGAGATCATATCGACGAATGGGTAATTCGCGCCTGTTGTCAGCATGTTGACTGACACCAGAGCCCAAACCTTACCGGCCCAGAAATCGGCAATGATGCGATCGTGCTCGCCGGGATTCTGGCTGGTCAGCAGTTCACATGTCTTGCCGTGCTTGCGGATTTCGGCGCAGACCTTCTCCGCGTTTTCCTGACTGACGCAGAAGAACATGGCTGCACGCCGATTGCCGCCCCGCGCGATATCCTCTGCGACGCCTTCGACGATGATCCTGTCGGCAGCATCGGAAACCTCACCCGGCACATACTCGCCGCCGCGTGTGTGAATGCCCTTCAGGTCAATTACTGAATTGACGCTCTTTGTGGAGATCGGCGAAAGATATCCTTGCTCGATCAGGTCGGGTAGGTATGCCTCATATACAACGTCATCGAAGAGTTTGAACTTGGCAGGCTTGATGACGCCAGCTTCGGCGAGCGCCGCCTGCGTGGTTTCGTCGATATCGCTGCCATCGTCGATGTCATCTGTGAGGCGGCCGGAATCGGTTCTATAGTCCGTGGCGGTTGTGCCCGCAGTACGGCTTTCTGGGTTTATCTCGCGTACCTTTTTGAAGAACTTGCCGTAAAGCGTGTCGGAGTTTCGGCTGATCGCGTGCGCCTCATCGACCAGAATAAGGTCGATCGGG